CTCAGGACGTATCGGTATCGCGGGATGGAGCAGCCCGGTAGCTCGTCAGGCTCATAACCTGAAGGTCGTTGGTTCAAATCCAACTCCCGCAACCATACAAAAGGCCGCTAGCCCAATGGGTTAGCGGCCTTTGGTGTTTCTGGCGTTGGCGTCATTCCGAACCGTTCTGTTCGGACTTTCCGAAAATCACTCGCTGAGCGGTGGTCTGGTGTCGAGAACGCGGTCGAGCCATGCTCCAGTGAAGCTGCCTTCAGCAACCGTCGTCCACTTCATGCGAAGGCCGGCCGCATCGCAGGCGGCGCGGTATGCCTCGATCTCCGAGGTGCCGACGTAGATCTCGTCGCCGGTTTTCATCGGGGGAAGCTTGATGCTCATTCCTCGACCTCGACGATGCGGCAGACGGCGACCGGCTGCTGCTCGTATTCGCACTCGATCGGCGCGCCGCACGCAGGGCATTTGTCGCTCGGCTGCTCAATATCCTCATAGCAGCATGGGGTAGTGAAATAGGTCACCCAGGGCGAGTTGCTGCATTGGTCGCCGGGCTTCGCTTCCTGCGTGCCGTAGGTGATCGTCATCCCTCTTTCCTTCCTTGGTCGATATCCAGAAACGTGAACGGCGATAACCGCAGGTGCTGCTCGGCGATCTTCTTGTAGTGGTCGCGCTCGGCCTCCATCTGGCGGAGCATCGCGTCGCTGTCGATCGACAGGCGCAGCACGGCGAGCGCGGCGTTGGTCGCAGCGTGATATAGATCGCGGCGGTCGACCTCGCTCTCGATGTGCTCGAAGCTTTGCATGGCATAGTGAACGGCCATGTCGACATGGCGGTGAAACGCGATGTCGCGCATCCGCTGCTCGGTAGCGATCTGCACTATGTGGGCCATTTCCTCGTTCATCCCTCTTTCCTTCCCTGGTCGATCGATGTGACGTTGCTTTCGCCGCGGGCGTCGCGGCGGGCGGTGATGGCGCGGGCGGCCATGCCCTCGGTGCGGGGCATATAGGTTTCGAGGATCGTCTTGATCGTCGTCAGCTGGTGGCCGGTGATCGCGCCGATCGCGGCGTCATCGAGGCCGAGCTCGCCCAGGTACACGACGCAGCTGCGCCGGAGATCTCCGAACCACAGCGCCTCGAGCTCGTGCGCGAGATCCGCGTTGCCTTCCTTCCGGGCGAGGTTCGCCGCGGCCGCGCGGATCTTGCCGAAGCGGTCGATGAAATTGTCCTGTTGCCATGGCTTGCCGTCGCGATCGCGGCCGAGGATGGTGAGGCGTTCCTTCGCCTTGGCGTCGGCGATCGCCGCCTCGATGCGGCGGCGGGCCTCGCCCTCGACCGGGATGCCGACCCAGCGCTTGGTCTTGCCCTGGCGCACATAGATCCCCATCACCTTGCCCGCATCGGGGCCGGTGGTCGCGTCGTCGACCAGTGTTTGCCAGATGCCGGGATCGGCGCGGAACTTGCTGCGCGGGATCTCGCGCCAGGCGCTGATCGGCATGGCAAGGATATCGGCCTCGCGCTGGCCGCAATAGAGGCCGAGCTCGATCGCGAGGGCGACCATGGGTTCATCCTCGGCGCGGGCGGCGGCGGTGATCGCGGCGACGTGGCGATCTTCCCAATAGGCCTGACGCGGCGGGGGCTTGCCCAGGCCGGGCTTCACGAAGGGATTGGTGGTCGCCAGCTCCTGATCAATGAACCATTGCCAAAGGATCCGCGCGCGCTCGAGCGCGTGGAATGCGGGGTGGTGGCTGTGGCCGGCCGCCTTGCAGGCGCGCAGCAGGCCGTCGCGCCAGGCGCGCATTTCGGCCCGGCCGACCCAGCTGATCGGCATATCGCCGCACCATTCCTCGATCCGGCGCAGGGGGGTGGCGGCGGTGCGGCGGGTGTTGTCCGACTGCTTGGCCAGCACTTCCTCCTTGTAGCGGGCGATGCCGGCGGCGACGGTGCGCGACTTGACGAAGCGCTTGACCTGCAGCGGCTTGCCCCCGCCGGCGCGCCATTCCTCGATCTCGGCATTGCGGCGCTCGGCCGCGGTGACAGCGGCGGCGAGATCTGCGCCGAGGGGCTTGGCAGTCCAGCCTGCCTTGCGTTCGGGCCCGTTGGGTTCCCAATAGAAGCGGATGCCGGCGGCGGTCTGCTTGGCGCGCAGGCCTTTGACCTTGAGTTTCATGGCTCGACCCCTTCGCCGGTGATGCGGCCGTCCTCGACCGCGCGGATGGCCTGGATCAGCTCGCCAACCTTCTGGCGGTGGTCGACCAGGATCCCGCGCAGTTCGGGCAGCAGGGAAGCGGGCGGGTTCCGCTTGCCGGACATCCAGTTGTAGAGCGTGCGCTCGGCGACCTCGAGGCGTGCGGCGAGGGGAATGACGCCGAGCAGATCGGCCGCGGCGCGGATGGCGCCAGCGGTGGGAGAGGGCGGCGGAGTGCGATCGGGATGGGCCATGGTGGCTAGTCCTTCGGTGACTGTGGCTCCGGCCGGATGCCAGAGCGGTGGAAGGGTAGTGAGGCGAGGCGCGGGGGGCAAGGTGCCTGTCGCATGGGGGGAGAGAGGAAAGGCGATGAAGCCTTGCCGCCCGCGGCTCTTGGGACAGTTCAGTGTTCTAGGTGGGTTTCATGGGCGTCTCCCCTTCGATGATCGAAACAGCTTTCTCGCGCCAGCGCACCATCAGGGTCTTGCCGTCGCAATGGGTGCAGCTGGTGGAGATCCCGGCGAACCGCATCTGGTTTGGGTCACCCCGGATGAAGCGCGCGCCAATACCGATCAGGGCGTTCTGTGCACTTGCCCATGCGAATTGATCGATGGCTTCCCTATCGCGGGCGCGGTCGATCAAGTGGATGCCAGCCTCAAGCTTGGCGCGGCGAGCGGGGGTCATCGTACGACCTCAGGCATCCCGTTGTGTTCGCTGCCGTCGAGCAGGCGACCGGCGCGCTTCTTGCCGACCTTGGCCAGCAAAGTGCGCCAGGGTCCGGTGCCGCTAGACAGCCACATTGTCTCGAAGCGTGGATGACGCGCGCCATGTTCGCCGCCGATAATCGTCTCAAGATTGTGATCGCCTGACGCCACCCACTCACCCCATTGCTTGAAGAAGAAGGGGACTTCGGCGGCGGCGCATTGGTCGCGCAGGGAGCGCGCCCAGTCGGGGTGCATCGGGCGGGCGTGCTTGCCGCTCTCGCCGCCTGCCACGACCCAATCGAGGCCCCAATCGCTGCCGATCCCGGTATCATCGCACTTGGCGCAGTCGTAGCATCCCGTTTCGGGGTCCTGCTGGCTGTCGGTGCAGCTAGGGCATGGCAGGCACACGAGCCCGTCTAAGGTCAAATCCACCGGCCCCAGCAGCGGTTCGGCGCTGATCCAGCGGACGGCGGCGGGGGTGGCGAGCAGATCGGGGATGCGCTCGTCGGCGCGCTGCTGATCCTCGACCGAGACGCCCAGCCAGACGTTCGGGAGGGGCAAAAGTGCGCCCCGGTGGACATGGCCCTGCATCCGCTCGCGGCGCTTGAGTTCGTGCAGGCCCAAGCTCCGAGTTTGCATCTGGATTTCGACATGGCGACCAGTCGTCATGTAAACCCGCATCCGGTCGGCTCGCTTTGTCAGCACCTGAAAGGTGTGCTGCGGGCAGAGCGCCATGACGGCGAACACCCGGTCGATCCATGCGTCGGGCACCTTTTCGTGGAACAGGTCGCCGTGGGCGCAGACGAAGATCATGCGCGGGCGCTTCCAGCGCAGGGGCTGGTCGAGCCATTGTTCGTTGAAGCGGACTTCGCCCGTCCAGACCGGCCCGGCCTTGCTGTGCTGCGTCAGTCCCTTGCGGGACGAGTGATCGGCGAGGCGGGTGCCTGCCAGCTCCATCGCGTAGCAGTTGGTGCAGCCGGGCGAGGCGAGGGAACAGCCGGTGATCGGGTTCCATGTCGCCTCGCTCCATTCGATTTGGGTGCCGTCAGCCATGGGCGGCCTCGGTCGCGAGTGCCTTCAAATCTTGGCCGAGCGGCGACAGGCGGTAGTAGAACTGCTGTGCGCAGCCGTCCTGCCACTCCTTGTCCACCAAATCGGGATAGAGATTTGCGAAGCGGGCAATTGCCTGTCGGGTAAGCGGCTGCGGTGAAATGGTCGTAAGCAGCCACGGGCTTTGATAGTCGGGGCCCATCGCGAGGAGCGCCGCGCGCATCTTCGGCGTCATGGCCGCGAGCCGGATTTCGGGACGGGCCGCGCTCATGCCCCATACCCCATGGTGCGCAGCCATTCGTTGAGGCCGAGGACGGCCGCGACGATGACGACGATCAGGCCGAGGCCGATCCACAGACGCTCGTCGGCCTCGTCCTCACGCGTGTCGTCATGCTGCACTTGCAGGCGTTCGGCGAACCAGGCTTCGCGCTCGGCCGGGGTCATGTCGTCAAAGTCCTTCACGGGGTCGGCTCCTGTTGCTGGGCGGTGAAATCTTCCGCGTCGATCATGGCGATCTGGATGGCGGCGGCGATGATCAGCAGCTTGCGGCGCTGCTGGGGCGAGCGGGCGCGCAGGGCATCGCGCTAGGCGTCGTCCGATGTGTGCTTGAAGAACAGCGGCCCGCGCGCGGCGTCGGCCGCGGGGGTGTGTCCCTTTTCCAGATGGCGTGCGCGCAGCTGGGCGATGCTCGCCAGCGCGCGCGCCGAGGGGTGGCCGAGCGCATCAAGCAGGGCAAACAAAGGGTGGCTCTCCGGCTGCGTCGGGTCGCAGAGCGCAGCGGGAGAGCCGTGTCCTTGCTGTCCTACCGCTTCGCTGCTTGAGGACGTTGGGGACACTTTCATCACCATGTGCGGCGGGATCGGGCCGAACAGGCGAAGGTATTGGGGGGAAGCCGGAACAGTCTCCCCCTCGACAGCAGCGATGGGCCTGGGGGGCGTGGAGGTGCTGCTGCCGAGAGGAAGGGCGGGAACGAATGGCTTGCCCATCACGGCACCATGCGGGGCAGTGCGCCGATCAGGATCGAGAGGATCGCGCCGATCGTGCTGCCGGCGACGCAGGCGCAGAACAGGTTGCCCGCGCGGATCATTGCTTGCGCGCCTTCTCGATGGCGGCGGCGGCCAGCTGGGCGACGTGCGCCTCGACCTTCTGCGCGGCCTCGATCAGCGACGCGGCCATGAGGCGCGCGCCTTCGGGCGTCATCTGCGCGAACAGGCCGAGCTGGTTGCCGATCGGGCTGCGCGCCTGCATCATCACTTGAACGCACAAATCGTTGCTGGCGAGGGTAAGCGCGCGGCCGACATCAAATTCGATGGCGGGGAAGTGCGGCACCGTGCCAATCATCATCGGGCTGGTGTTGGGGATCAGCACCTCGCTGTGCTGTCTCGCCACACCCTTGACCACGGCGCGGTTGTATCCGGCGAAGCTCATGCCTCAGTCCCCCCGACAAGGGTGAGCTGGCCGGCGCGGCGCAGCAGTTCGGCCTTGCCGCGCTGGGCGGCGAGTTCCTCGGCAGCCAAGCTGGCGGGGGGATCGAAGTTCTGGAACCAGGCATCGACCGGATCGCGCGGCCAGCGCGAATTGTGGCGCACGTCGCGGGTGACGCCCTTGCCCTTGACCGGGGCCGGGTAAGGCTGGGGGAAGCCGTAATCGCTGATCAGCGCCTTGACGTAGGCGGCGCGGGCCTGATCGCCGCCGGTGAGTTCGAAACGGCGGCAGATATCGTGGAGCGTGTAGGTGCTGGAAACGGGCATTGGTGCGCCTCCGACTGGTTGGGTCGGCGGCCATGTGTAAGCGTATCGCTTACATTGTCAACGATCAAAGTTCGGGTATCGCTTACATTACGGGAATGTCCTGTAAGCTATGCGGGTTCATCCGACGCGCGCAGCAGGGGCTGATGCGGCGCAGCCGGCAGCGATGTTGCGGGGTCGTGCGGGGTGGTGGTGGCGGTGCGCGGGCGCGCGCGGGCAAGCGGGATGATCAGCCCTTTGACCAGGTGAGCTGGTCTTGTTCCTGCGGCTTGAACGGGATCACCACGTCGGCGAGCTGGCGCAGCTGTTCGCGCTGGTGGGCCTCGCCCGCGCGCAGCCGATCGATGATCGCGCGTTCATCTTCGGAGAGAAGATAGGGGTTATCCGTCGGTGCGAGCAGCTCGGCCGGGGTGCAGCCGAGAGGGATCGCGAGGCGGCGCATATAGTCGACCGTCATTTGCATCGAGCCGCGTTCGAGATCCGAGATCGTCACCTTGCTGACGCCGATCGCATCGGCAAGGCGCTGCTGCGACCAGCCAATGGCTTGGCGCAATTCGCGCAGGCGGTTGGGTGCATCGATCACCCGGAAAAAATGTAAGATTTCCGCTGACACGGCTAGACCTGTAAACGCTAACCCCCTCTTGTCAATGTGTAAGCGTATCGCTTACGATTGCGGCATGGCACAGCAAACCGACATGACGCCGCTGCGCAAGTGGCGGGAAAAACAGGGGAAATCCCAAGGCGAATGTGCGTCCCAGATCGGGACGTCGCGTCAGGTGTGGTCGGATTGGGAGCGCGGCCGGCGGATCCCGAACAAGGATTTCATGCCCAAGGTCGTGCGGCTGACAGGCGGCGCGGTGACGGCCGGGGATTTCTATCCACAGATCAGCGAGGCAGCGTGATGGCGGCGGCTAAGCCCCCTCATGTGGTCGGCCATCTGGGCCGCGACGGCCAGTGGGGTGTGCTGCTGATGGTGCCCTTTGCGGGGCTGCATCTCGAGCGCGAGCTGACACCTGACCAGGCGGAAAGCCTTGGCCGCCAGCTGCTCGAGCATTCCGCACTGGTGCGCGACAGGCTGGGCCTGCCCGGCGGCGCGCCCTTTCCTGTCGGTGGCTAGCGCCCATGGCCCTGTTCCAGCGTTCCTCCCTCTGCCACGACGCGCCGGAGCAGTATGATGCGCTGCTGCCGCGCGAGCGGCAGGTGCTGGCCTTGTGGGACAGCGGCCTTTCCCCCTCCGACATCGCGGCGCGGCTGCAGATCTCGCTCGCCACGGCCGAGCATATCTGCGGCCTCTACGATGATCGCGACGCCGAGGGCTTCGATTTCGGTGCGATGATGCGCGCGGGCAGCGAGGAGCTGCGCGCCCGGATCCTGCAATTCCATCCCCACGTGGCATTCGGAGGTGAAAGCTGATGGCCAAGGCAAAGACGTTCTCCCGTGAAGCGATGCAACCGCCCAAGGGGCTGATGCCGACCGTGCAATATTGCCTGGTCGACCAGCTCGAGGTCGACGAAACCTATCAGCGGTCGATCGAGAATAACGAGAGCCAGGCGCTGATCGCGCATATCGCGCTCCACTGGCATTGGGGGCGGGCGCAGCTGCTGAACGTGTCGCGCCGCGATGGCCGGCTGTTCGTGGTTGACGGTCAACATCGCCTGCAGGCGGCCCGCTTGCGCGGCGATATCCTGCAGCTGCCCTGTCTGGTCGAAGAGTTCGCCAGCGTCGCCGAGGAAGCGGCGCTGTTCGACGATCTCAATGGCAGGCGGCGACCGGTGTCGGCGCTCGACAAGTTCCGGGCGGCGCTGGTGGCGGGCGATCCGGACTGCACGGCGATCGGCGAGGCGATGGGACGTGCGGGGCTGAGCCTCGCGAGGCATGGCAACCCGACCCACTGGAAGCCGGGCGAGATCTCCAACATCGGGGGCGTCAAGCGGGCGTGGAAATCATGGGGCGCGGCGGCGACCGAGCTGGCGCTGACGCTGCTGGCCGATGCCTTCCGAGGCGAGGTTCTGACCTATGCCGGCACGATCTTCCCCGGCCTTGCTGCGGTGTGCGCGGGCGGCCAAGGGAAGGCGACGATCGAGGACGACAAGCTTTCCGTCCTGATCGGGGTGCTTGGGAGCAAGAGCCAGCTCGAATGGCGCAAGCTGGCGCTGCGCGAGATGGCGAGCACGGGTGAAGGCCTGGTGACGGCGATGGCGGTGGTGCTGCGCCGTGCGATCGGCGACGATACCCCGGCGGCCTTGCAGCCCGACAATGTCGACGACATTTCGCGGCAGATCGCCATGGGATCGAAGGCCCGCCCGGAACCTGCGGTGCCGGTCGTGGTGGGCGGCGAGGCAGCTGCCTTCGGCGACCGCTTCGACCGGCGCGCGGCCGGCTACCAGTTCTGCGCGCAATGCGACAAGCAGGTGTCGCCCGAAAAGGCCAAGCGCTGCACTAGCGCCTGGTGCAAGGTTCGGGATCTCGCGGCGTGAGCGATCTCGAGAAGGAAGCGACCAAGATCGCGATCGAAGCAGCGGGCGGTCGTCCAGCCAAATGCAGCGGATGGCACGCCAAGATCTTCAATGCTGCCCATCGCGCCGCCGAATTGGGGCTAGCGAAGGGCTTTGCCTTGTCGATCGAGGAACGGCTCATAGCCGCCGCTGATCCTGATCGGCTAAAGCTTGCCCGGCAGCTTGCGGTCGATGTCCTCGGCGCGCGTCTCGTTCGCGCTCTGCCGGAGAAAAGGCCGCTGCTGCAGCAGCGGATTGCGCAAATTCGGGCCGGCAATGGCGATGGTCTGCCAGAGGTTCAGACGGCGGTGATGGCCTTCGAACGGGCGGGCAAATGAACCAAGGCCCGACCCCTGCCGATCTCAATGAGTTGCTGGTGCGCGAGCTCGAGCGGCTTGTGCTGCATCTGTTCCCGCGCGCGGTGAAGCAGGGCAGCGAATATTGCGTCGGGTCGATCCATGGCGAGCCGGGGCAGAGCCTGCGCATCAATGTCAGCAAGGGGCCGCGCCGGGGGTTCATCCGGGATTTCGCGGCCGGCGAGGGTTATGACGCTTTCAAGCTCGCCGCGGCCGTCCAGTTCGGGGGCGACTATAGCCGCTGCTACAAGTGGGCGGTCAGCTGGCTGGGCCTCGACAATGCCGATCCGGCGCGGGTCGAGCAGGTCAGGCGCGAGGCGCGGGCCGATGCCGACAAGCGCGCGGCTGAGGGGGCGAAGAAGAAGGCGGCCGAACGGCGCAAGGCTGAGGCGATCTGGCTGAACGCGCGGCCATTGGAGCGCGGCGACGTGGTCGACCGCTATCTGCTGTCGCGCGCGATCGATCTGGCTGAGCTGGGCCGCGCGCCCGGTGCGCTGCGCTTTGCGCCGGCGCATCCCTATTGGCGGCAGCTGGACAATGAGAAGTGGGAGCAGGTCGGGGTGTTTCCGGCGATGGTCGCGCGGATCGTCGGACTCGACGGGCGGTTCATCGGCACGCATCAGACCTGGCTGAAGCCGGACGGCAGCGGCAAGCTCGGCCTCGACGTGATCGGCATGGACTGGCGCGGCAAGCCCAATAAGGCGAAGAAGGTCAAGGCCGGATACGAGGGCGGACACATCAAGCTGTGGCTGGGTCAGCACCCGGACGGCCGCCGCGTGCAGGGTCCGCTGCGCGCGATGAAGGGCGAGCGGCTGTTCCTGTCCGAAGGGATCGAGGACGGGCTGACGGCCGCCGTGGCCGACCCGTCGCTGGCGGTCGCCTGCATGATCAACGTCGGCAACATCCGCACGATCGAGCTGCCCGAACAGGCGCGCGAGATCGTGCTGCTGCGCCAGAACGATCCGCCGGGATCGGACGCGGAGCGGGCCTATCTGGCCGGGGTTCACCGGCTGCGCTGCGATCGCCGGCGCGTGCTCGAGGTCACGGTTGGCGCCGGTGACAAGGACATCAACGATCTGGCGCAGAGGGCCGCGCAGCGGCCGCTGGCGCGCGCGAGTTAAGGGACGAGAATGGCCAAGGGGGATCACCTGCAGGTTGTGCGGGGTGCGCTTGCATCGGCGAAAGATGCGCCGCCGGTGGGCGGGGATGATGGCGGTGCCGGATCCGGCGGCGGTGCCGGTGAGGATGGGGCGGTCAGCGGGCCGCGCCTGCCCGACAATTGCCCGGTCAAGCCGATCGGCACGGAAGGGGGGATGTTCCATTTCCTGTCCGCCCTGGGCGAGCTGCGCAGTCTGAAGGCCGACCAGGTCGCCAACAAGCATATTGTCGGCCTGTTCGCACCGCGCAGCCAGTATCTGATTGAGACATGGCCGCGCAAGAAGCTGGTCAAAAGCACCGATCCGCTGACCGGCGAGGTCACCGAGGAATGGATCGTCACGGGCTGGCGCACGGACGATGTGTCGATGGTGCTGATGGACGAGGCGGCGCGGTGCGGGGTGTGGAACGCGCGCGAGAAAGTGCGCGGCCGGGGTGGCTGGCGGGCCAAGGATGGCAGTCTGATCCTGCACGCCGGCGACCGGGTGCTGTTCCAGGGCAAGTGGGAGCGGCCCGGTGTCTATGAGCAGATGGTCTATCCCTCGCAGCCTGCGAGCCCGCGCCCGTTGGCGAAGTCGCCGCAATATGTCGAGCAGCTCGCGCCGAAGCTGTTCGATTACCTCATCGAGCGCGGGGCTGATTTCGAGAACGGGGTTTCCGCCGGGCGGGTGCTGCTCGAGCTGTTCAAGTGCTGGCAGTTCGCCCGGCCGGGGATCGATGAATATCTCCTCCTCGGGTGGAACGGCGCGGCGACTTATGGCGGTGCCCTGGATTATCGCCCGCTTGTGTGGATCACCGGGGACGCGGCGACCGGCAAGAGCGCCTTGCAGAAGGTGATCGGCTATCTGCATGGCAGCGGCATCCTGCAAAGCCCCGATGCCACCGAGGCGGCGGTGCGCCAGACGCTGGGGCAGCAATCGCTGCCGGTGGCGATCGACGAGGCCGAGGCCGAGGGCGACAATCGCAAGATGCAGGCGCTGATCAAGCTCGCCCGTCTTTCGGCGACCAGTCAGGGCAACATCGCCCGCGGCGGGCAGGATCACGAGGCGCACCAGTTCCGGGCGACCAGCTGCTTTCTGTTTTCCAGCATCCTCATTCCCCCCATCCCCCCGCAGGATCGCAGCCGCCTGGCCGTGCTGGAAATGGAGCCGATCAAGGCCGGGCAGCGCGAGCCGCCGCTGATCGAGGGCGAGATCGAGGCGCTGGGCGCGCAGCTGCGCAAGGACATGGCCGATCGCTGGCCGCACTGGCCGGAGCGGCTTGCGGCGTTCGAGGCGGCTATGATCGACACGGGCGGGCACAAGGGGCGCACGGCCAACCAGTTTGGTAGCCTGCTGGCGGCGGCGAGCCTGCTGCTGTCGAAAAACGCGCCGCTGGCGACCGAGCTGGAGCAGTGGGGCCGGGCGCTGTCGGCCGACCAGCTGACCGAGGTGAGCGAGAACACGACCGAGGCGCAGCGCTGCATCGAATGGCTGGTGACATCGCCGGTGCAGCTGACGCGCGGCGGGGAGCGCAAGGCCATTGGCGAATGGCTGAGCGATGCGGTGTCGCAGATCGACCGGGGGCTGACCGATGCGGCGCAGATCCGCACCCATGCGCGCGAGGCGCTGGGGCGGATCGGGATTGCCTTGCCGAGCACCAGCAAGGGCGTGCCCGGCGAGGTCTATGTGGCGGTGGCCAGCAATCACCGGGGGCTGTCCGAGGTGTTCCGGGAGAGCCGCTGGGGCGACGGCGTGTGGAGCCAGGCGCTGCGGCGCACGCCGGGGGCGTTGAAGTACGAGCGCACCAAGATCAGCGGATCGACGATGGCCTGCACGATGATCCCGATCAGCGAGATGCTGCGCGATGACGAGGCGGCGGCGGTGGATGCGAGGGAGACGGTGGATGGGTGAGGCTGCTCTGACCGTTCACGCAGGCGGCAAGGATCTTGTCGAGGTGCTTGAGCATATGCTTGACCGGGCGCGCAAGGGCGAGCTCGATGCGGTAATGATTGCCTATGTTCAGCGGGACGGGCTGATCAACAACACCTGGGCATATCGCGACGACATGAAAGCGCGTTGGGCGGTGATGCTGGCGGCCGCGGCCGAGCTGCACCGCGAGCTATTGACCAATGGGCTATGAGCTTGCGCGATGATGATGCGGCGAAGGTGGATGTAAAGGAGATGGTGGATGGGTGAGTGTGTGGTTTTGCCGGACGGCAGTGCGTTCGGAGTTTTGTCGCTACCTTTGCCGGAAGGGCATTGGCTGTATCAGCGGGACGAGCAAGGTTTAAACGGCCCGCCGCCCATGACGTTTCGCATGGAAGCGGGAGAGGCCCGCAGGCAGATGGCCGATCGCATCCGCGAGGCTGCGAAGTGGGCAATTCGTGCCTCAACAATGTGCGGGCAAGAAGAAGATTTTGATCCCGACGCGATGGTGCAGAATATGGTGGTCGGGCTTCTTGGCTACCATACAGCGGACGGCCTCTCGGGGGAGGCTTGGGACACGCCCGCAGATATCCCGCCGCTTCACTCCTTCACCCATGACTGAAGCGGCGCCGTTGGATCGGGTGTGGCGGTGGCGGTGCAATCTGCCGGAGCGCAAGGGCACGCGCTGCAGGATCCTTGCGCGGGGGAGCATGAATAGCTGCCTTGTCGAGTTCGAGGACGTGGTGCGGCATGTCGTCTCGCGCTACGCGGTGCGGAAGGCCTGACCCTTGCGGCGGCCGCGCGGCCGCGATAGACCCTCGATCGGGTGACAAGGCGGTGTGACGTTAACACGCCTGTCCGCAGGGGTGGCCCTGACCGTAAGGCTGGGCCCCGCCGCTTTGTCGCCCGCCCCCGACCCCGTCTCCTTCGATCAGTCGTTGGCGTAGCCGTGCAGGTCGGCGTGTCCTGCGCCGCTGCGGATATCCTGTTCGATCAGCTCGACCAGTGCCGAAAGGCGCTCGCTCGACACCATGGCGCCGGGCGCGGTGTGGGCGAGCATATCGCGCAGGCCTGCCAGCGCGAGGCAGCCTCGGCTAAGGCGTTCTTCCCGTTCAAAGCTGGTCATGGGTCGCCTCCATCGCGGCGGCGGCGCTGGTGCGCGTGAACACCTTGGCGGTGCGGCCGGGGCCGAGGCGGCGCACGGACGCATCCCAGCCCATCAGGCGCAGCAGGCGGCCGAGGCGCTGGCGGGTGGACCAATCGAGCGCGGCGAGCCCGATCCCCTCGCCCGCTTGCTGGATCGTGCATTCGTGGCGATCGGCGAGCCACAGGCGCAAGGGGTCGGCCATGGGATCGCAATCGCGTTCGTCCTCGGCATCGAGCGTGCAGGGCGGCAGGCCGAGCTGGGGCCAGAGCGCGCGGGCGGCGCGGGGGCCGAACAGGCGGCGGGCTTCGCGCACCACGGAGACGCCGGCAGCGAGGCGGGCGGGATCGAGATCAATGGCGAGCGGCGGGGCGGGTTCGCCCTGGACAAGCTGGAAGCGCCCGGTGGCGCGCAGCTGGGGCAGCACGGTGCCGGTGACCCAGCGGCGGAAGGCGCGGGCTTCGGGCTTGCGTGACTTGAGGATGGCGGCAAACAGGCCGCTTTCGGAGATGATCGACATCTCGCGGCGCTGGCCGCTGCTCCTCACAATGTGAGTAGCAGCCTCGTCCTCGTCGACGTTGCGGACGAGGTTGGGCGCGTCGCGGTAGTCGAGGATGGCGGCGACGTCGGCGGCGACGAACCAAAGCTCGCCGTCGAGCTGGACGACGCGCACGGACTGCGTCTCGAAGTCGAATGTCAGAAGATCGTTCATCGCTGTAGGCCCTCATGGGGCGCACCCGCTACCAAACGGGTGGCCGGACGTGGCGGGTTGGTAGACCGCAACAGCGCAACGGCAGGCTTTCGCCTCCCACACACGCCCGACCATAGAAAACGCGCTTCGGCCTAGGCCTCTGCGCGTCGGGCGCGCTGCTGACGGGCTACCACTCCCGACCCCGCGACTTGCGGGGCGGGATCGTGTATAGCGCCGATAAGAGCGGAGAGAAAGGGGGCACAGATGATCATCGCATTGGCCTTAGCAGCATCGGCGCCAGCGGCGCTGGATATTGAGGCGATAGCAGCGCGTGGGCGCGCGCAACGCGATTGGATGCAATGCATCGACGAGAAAGTTGACCGCTATAAGGTGCTGGTCGAAGAAGACGCCAAGGTTCTGCTCGACGTTGTCTTTACCGCGTGCAGTCGAGCGGAACAGACTTGGCGCGTGGCGGCGATCAAGTCGGCGACTGAAACTGAAGATATGGCTAAATTTGTCGCGGAAGTTCATGCAGCGGTGCGCGCAAATGCCATGCTCGCCCTGATCGACTATCGCGTGCCGGAGCGCGACTGTGTCGATCCTGACGACCCGCGCGAGGCGGGCGTGGCACGTCCTGAAAGTGACTACTGCGGGTAGCAGCACCAGCTCGGCCTCCTTTTTGCCGTGCCGCCCGGCCGATGCCGCGGCGACAAGTGGGCAGATAATCTGCCCATTGGCACAAGTCAAGCCGCTTCTTCCCACCATATTCGGTCAGCAGCTCCGCCGGACAGGTTCGAGCGCCGGGACGGCGCTCGGGCCGGTGCGTCCGGCGTCCTCATATAACATCTGCGACCACAGGTGAGGTCGAGGATCTTAAACGCGCAGCAGCTGCGCCCTGGTGCTGCGGCCCGCGCCCCGACCCCTTGCGGATCCGGCTTATCCCCGCCTCGCTCACAAGCCCCTTGCCCCGACCCCTGCCCATCGAATACAATCGCGAGGCAGGCCTTCGGCGTGGTCGGTTACCCTAAGGGTGCGGGGAGAGTAACCGCTCGGTAACCGCGAAAGTAACGCCTAAACGCCTGTTTTCCTTCGACATTATCGGTGCGTTACCGGGTTACCGGGCGGCATGGTGCGTTCTATGTGCACCCGCTCGCGCGCGCGCATATAGAAGATGGTGAATATATGGGTAACCCGGTAACGGATGGGGATTTGCCTTATTCTTGAGGCGCTTAGTCGTTACCCTCGCCGTTGCCCTGCTCCGCTGCCGGTGGGTAACCGGGTAACCGGCCCCGGATCGCCTCTTTGGATGATCGCCCTGGTGCTGCTGTAGGCCTCGCCGCCGATCGCAGTTTTCTAGGGTGATTTGGGGTGTCGAGCGCGGGCGGGGTCGGAGATTTTTTGGCGGCGGACGCTGCGGCGGTGCGGGCCTCGGTCGGCGAGCAGCAGCAGCTCGAGCTCGGCGACGAGGCGCGGGCGGTGGCCGAGGCGGCGGGCGAGATCGAGGCCGAGCGGCCCGATCTGCTGGGCCTGCCGGATGCCGAGGACGTCCAGGCGATCATGGCCGAGCTCGACTGCGACATGATGCAGGCGGTGCGGGAGCACCAGCGGCGGCAGGGGAAGGGCGGGCGCAAGAAGGGGGCGCTGAACCGCCGGAACGCCGAGTTCCGCAAGCTGATCCTCGCCAGCGGTGGCCATCCGGGGGTGTTCCTGCAGCGGGTCTATGACAGGCCGGTCGAGCAGCTGGCGGCCGAGCTGGGCTGCACCAAGAAGGATGCGCTCGATCGGCAGATCCGCTGCGCGGGCGAGCTGCTGCCGTTCATCGAGGGGAAGATGCCGGCGACGGTGAACCTGTCGGTCAGGGGCGACATGGTGCTGCAGGCGGCGATGGGGACGGGCCTGTTCGACGACCTGGACGACGGCGATTTCGACGAGCTGCCCGCGCTGGCCTTTTCCGAGGGAAATCAGCCGCTTGCCGATGGCGAGGGGGAGTGTTCGGAATGATGCCTTCGGAATGGTGCAGCCAAGGCGCTGAACACGCGGCATTTTCTGGCGCTGGCCGTCAGGTTGCGCACCTTGCCGCGCCGATCGAGGGGGGGTCTCGATCGGCCGAAGGCCGATCGACCCCCCCGGCCCCCCCCAATCGGCGCCGCCGATGTCCTGGACGTGTCGCCCACGGGCGGTTTCACGTTTTCTGCGACCCTCGCGGGCGCTTCTTCGATGTTCGATCAGCGCCCTCCCGAAAAATTGGCGCGAAAACTTGGGGCCCACAAACGGGGTCGGGGGTGCGGGAATGCGGGGAGGCGGCGCGATGCTCGCGAAACTGATGACCCCCGTGGGGCCGGTCGCTGCTGGCTTCGTGAAGTCGCGCGCTTTCATCTCCGGCATAATGGGGCCGGTGGGGGGTGGCAAGACGGTTGCGGGAATTGCCCGCTGTTTTCGGCTGGGGCTGTCGCAGCGGGCGGTGTGGGACGAGGCGCGCGGGTGCCGGGTGAAGAAATGCCGCATCATGGCGGTGCGCGATACCTATCCCAACCTTGACCGCACGCTGATCAAGACCTGGCACCAGTGGGTGCCCAAGACGCTGGGCAAATGGAGCGGGGACGCGCCGCGCACCCACACCTTCACGATCGATGTCGGGCGGCCGGGCGATCCGACCTTCCACCAGCTCGACATGGAGATGATCTTCACCGCGATCGGCGAACAGGCGGTCGAGGATGTGCTGCGCGGCTTCGAGGGGACGGGCCTGTGGTTCAACGAATGGGATCTGCTGCCGGCCAAGCTGCTCGAGCTGGGCGTCGGCCGCGTCGGCCGCTACCCCGCGGCGATTGACGGGGGCTGCCGGATCAGCCAGATCTGGGGCGATTTCAACGCGCCGGACGAGGACAATCACCTCTACGATCTTTTCGAAGACAAAAAGATCGACGCCGAGCTTGCCGCGATTATCGCCGAGCAAACCGCTGGAAAACAACCGCTAATTGAGTTCTTTGCGCAGCCCGGTGGGCTTGATGAAAGGGCAGAAAACCTGCCCAATCTCGACCCGAGCGGGGAGGGTAACCGCGAGGCGGGGCGGATCTATTACCGCAAGCAGGCCGCCGTGCTGTCCGAGCCGATGGCGCGGCGCATGATCCACAACAAGTGGGGCGCGGTGCGATCGGGGATGCCGGTGTACCCCGAGTTTTCCGACCGGCTGCATTCGGGCGAATTCGAGCCGATCCCCGGCGTGCCGCTGCGGATCGGCATTGATGCCGGGCTGACGCCTGCCGCGGTGATCGCCCAGCGCAATGCCTGGGGACAGACGATCGTGCTGGCCGAGCTGGCAACGCTGGTGAAGGACGATGACCAGGACATCGCCTCGGTCGGGCCAACGGCGTTCGGCGAGCAGCTCGCCGACCTGCTGGCGACGCGGTTTCCGGGTTTCGCGATCGAGTTTGCGGTGGTCGATCCGGCGGCGGGACGCGGCACGGATGACAGCGGCAACGAGCTGACCTGGCTGCAGACGGCCGCGAAGGTCGCCAAGCTGCGGATCCGGCCCGCGCCGGTGCCGAACAATGATCTGACCATCCGGCTCGAGGCGGTGCGGCGGCCCCTGAAGCGGCTGCTCGATGCCGGGCGGCCCGGTCTGGTGGTCGACCGGCGCTGTTCGATCCTGCGGCGGGGGTTCAATTCGGGCTATGTGTTCAAGCGCACGGCGGTGGCGGGCGGCACATCGCGATATGAGAACAAGCCTTCGAAAAACCAGTTCTCCCACGTCCACGACGCCCTCCAATACCTCATGGTCGCCAGCGGCGAGGGGCGCGTGAGCGATGCCGGGCTGGCCTCTTTGGATCATCGCCGCAAGCCCGGTGTAACGGTCGTGTCCGATTACAACCCGTTCGCCTGACCGGAAGGGAGCAAAGGTGAAAATCAAGGCACCCAAGCAGCCCGCGATCGCGCCGATCCCGCGCCGCGACGATGCGCTGGCGACGTTTCGTCAAGACCAGCGGATGCAGCGCCGCCGCGGCGGTGCCGCCGATATCCTCACCGGCACGGACGGCGCCGAGGCCGCCCCGGTCGGGGTGAAAGCCCTCCTCGGCCTGTGAGAAAGGACACAAGATGACCGATCAGACGCAGCTCTCCGAGAGCGAAGCGGCCGCCCTTGCTGAAGCCGCCACCAAGGTCGCAGCCGGGGAAGCGGCGGCCAAGGCTGCTGCCGAGGCGGAAGCCAAGGCGAAGGCGGATGAGGCCGCGCAGGCGGCGGGTTTCGCTGATGCCGCTGCCAAGGCCGAGTTCGAGGCGGCGGCCGCCGTGGCCAAGCCCAAGCGCGCCCCGGCCAAGCGCAAGGGCGGCGGATTTTCGGTGAAGATGCCGAGCGCCGATGAGTTCGACGCGCTGCGCGCCATCGCTGCCGCCGGCGAGCGGGCCCAGCTGGTGCTGAGCGACGGGCGCAAGCCGGTCGAAGGGCTGGCTTCGGTGACGGTGCCGATGATGCTGCGGCGCGGCCGCCCTGGCAATGCGGCGGCGGCGGGCTTTACCGGGGCTAAGCTGTCTGGCCCGGTCACGATCACCCACGTTTTCGCGCTGGCGGAAGGGGACAAGGGGACGGCCGCGCCACTGGCGATTGCCGAGCTGGCCGCGCCGATCACCTTGCAGCCGGGCGAGCAGGTGAAAATGGACGCGGGCAGCATTTCGTTCTTCGCGCCGGCCGCCAAGGCCTGACAGGGGCGGGCCGGGCGTGCAGACGCAGCAGATCGTCGACGAGATCCTGCATCACCAGGGCGAGCTGGAAAACCAGCGCAAGCCGTGGGAGCCGATCTGGGAGGAGGTTGACCTTCGGGTGAACCCGCTCGGCCAGGGCGGATTTCAGGAGCGCACGGCCGGCCAGCTCAATGGCCTCGATATCTTCGATCACACCGCCTCGCTCGGCCTCGACCGCTTCACTGCCGCCTATACCGGCATGATCATCCCCCGCGGCGAGCGGTATCATGGGCTCGCCTCGACCAGTTCGGCGCTCAATAACACGCCTGTCTGGCAGGCGTGGGTCGAACAGGCTCTCGATGTCATGTATGCGCGGCGCTATTCGCCGCTGGCGGGCTTCGATCCCGAGGCGAATATGAACATCCGCTCGCTCGGCAGCTATGGCAGCGCGCCGTTCTGGGTCGATGAACGCCCAGGCCGCGGGATCTTCTACAAGGCGCTGCACCTTTCCGAATGCTACGTCGACGAGGACTATACTGGCCTCGTCGACACGCTGCATCGCAAGTTCGAGGTGACGGTGCGCAAGGCTGCGCAGATGTTCGGGCCGGAGAACCTGACCACGAAGCTGCGCGAGGATTACGACGCGGGCAAGTGGGATCGCAAGCATACGATCCTGCACGTCGTCCGGCCGCGCCATGACCGCGATCCCGAGCGTTTCGACTTCCGGTCGATGGCGATCGAGAGCCGCTATATCTCGATGACGGACAAGGCGCAGATCCGCGAGGGCGGGTATCGCACCAATCCTGTCTGCTTCTCGCGCTATGTCACCGGGCCGCGCGAGCTGTATGGCCGCTCACCCGCGATCCAGGTGATGGGTTCGATCCGCACCATCAACGCGATGGCCAAGACCATCCTGCGCGCCGGCCAGAAAGCGACCGATCCGCCGCTGCTGATCCCCGAGGACGGTGTGCTGTCCCAGATCAACATTGCGCCCGGCAAGGCGACGGTCGGCGGCCTCGACTTCAACGGCAATCCGCTGGTGGTGCCGCTGCAGCACGGCGGGGCGCTGCAGATCGGGATGGAGCTGCTCAACAACGAGCGCGAGCCGGTGCGCGATGCCTTCCTCGAAAAGGTCTGGTCGCTGGTGCTCGAGCGGCGCGACCGCATGACGGCGACCGAAGTGCTCGAGATCTCGCGGATGCAGGGGATGCTGCTGGCGCCGATGGCGAGCCGTCAGGAAGTGGAGTGGCTGGGCCCGATGATCGAGCGCGAGCTCGACATTCTGATCCGCAACCGCGCAATCCCCGCGCCGCCGCCCGAGTTTTACGAGGAAGGCGCGCAGCTGCGCATCATTTACGACAATCCGCTGTCGCGCGCGGCCAAGGCCGAGGAGGCGATCGGGTTCGGTCGGCTGCTCGAGATGCTGGCGCCGATCGCGGCGATCGATCCGAGTGTCTATGACGAAATCAGCACCGAGCGCGCGCCGCGCGAGCTGGCGAAGGCGCTGGCAGTGCGATCGACCTATCTGGCGACGCCGGACGAGGCACAGGCCAAGCGCGATGCGCGTCAGCAGCGCGAGGAAATCACCAGTGCGCTCGGCGCGCTGAAGGACGCGGGCGCGGCCGTCAAGGATCTGTCGGCCGCGCGCGGGCAGGAGAGCGCGCTTGTCTGATCTGCCGGGCGTGAAGCCGATCATGGGCGAGTTCGTGCAGGACGTGGTCGACACCGTCCTGATGCGGCGCAACGCCAAGCGGGCGTTCCATTACCAGGGCGTGTTCCTGGGCGAGGACGGCGAGCTGACGCATCACGGCGCGAAGGTGATCGCCGATCTGCGCGACTTCTGCCGCGCCAACAAGACGACATTCGACGCGGATCCGCGCGTTCATGCGCTGCTGGAAGGGCGGCGCGAGGTGGTGCTGCGGATTTTCGACATGCTGGGTATCGACAGCCGCGAAGTGCGGCATCTCGTGGAGGTGAAAGATGAGTGATGGCGGACAGCAGGAACAGGGCGAAGCTGGCGGTGGCGCTGGTGGTGCGGGGGCTGACGCTGGCGGGGGCGCTGCAGGTGGCGGCGCTGGTGCTGCTGGCGGTCAGGGAGGTGGTGCGGCTGCTCTTCTGACTGGGGCCGGCGGCGATGCCGGTGCGGGCGGCGGCGGCGAGCCGTGGTTCAACTCGCTGTCCGACAAGCCCCCCAAGGAAGGCACCAAGTCGCATCGCGAGTGGATGGCCAACAAGGGCTATCAGGATCTCGACACGGCGGTTGCCTCCTTCCGCGAGCTCGAGGCCCGGTTCCTCGCCGGGGACAAGCTTGTGGTGCCCAAGGATGGCGATGCGCCCGAGGTGAAGGATGCCTTCTACAAGGCGATCGGCCGCCCGGATAGCGCCGAGGGTTACGAGATCCCGGCGATCGAGGGGCATGAGATCGACCAGGGACTGGCCGATGCGATGCGCGAGGCGGCGTTCAAGGCCGGGGTGCCCAAGGCGGCGTTCGAGCAGCTGGTGCAGCAGTTCAACCAGTACGGGCAGCAGCTGATCGAGGGATCGGCCGATGCGGCCCTGGCGGCCAAGAAGGAAGGCAGCGAGGCGCTGCGCCGCGAGTGGGGCGCGAACTTCGCGGCCAACGTCTCCCATGCCAACAAGGCGATGACGGCGCTCGAGCTTAGTCCCGACGACGTGACCCGGATGGAAGCCGGGCTCGGCACGGCCGACACGATGAAGCTGCTCGCCAAGATCGGCATGGGGGTCGGCGAGGATGCGCTGGTCGGCGGCGGCGGCGCGCGCTTCCAGATGAGCCTTGCCGATGCGCAGGCCGAGCTCGCCTCGATGCGCGAGGACAAGGCGAAGGCCGAGAAGCTGATGAAGGGCGATGCCGATCTGACCGCGCGGCGCAAGGTGCTGCTGAATGTCGTCGCGCAGCATGAGGCGATGGAAGCCAAGCGCGCGGCGGCGAGCTGAGGGGGCGGTGATGCGAAGGTATCAACTGGCAATCGCAGCGGCTCTCGGCATGGCAATCGTGCCTCAGGGTGTCAGCCTGATGCACGAAAAGGCTTCCGCAGTCCCGGAGCTGCAAGTGGCCGTGCGCCGTAAGCGGCGAACCGGCGTGCACTATGGCGGTGCGGCACATCGCAAGTGGCGATCGAAGGGGCCAGCGGCCCGTCCCAAGAAGCGGCCCAATATGCGGCTTATTTCGTCTCGGGTGCGTCGCAAGCATCGTCGGAGCGCGAGGCGGTAACAAGTCGCTGATTAGATTTCCCAAAAGGGGAAAGCGGGCCGCGCGCTTCTGCGGCAACGGGCAAGAAGGAACATCCTATGTCTGACGAAAAAGCGAGCACCATCCCGTCTTTCAATCCCTCGGGCAGCGAAGTCGTTGCCGAAGTCAAGGCGCGCACCGAGGCGCTTCTCGATTTCATCAAGGCGAACGTGCCCAACAATCGTGAGCGGAGCATCGCCATCACGAATTACGAACAGGCCGCGATGTGGGCCGTGAAGGCCAACTTCACCTGAGAAACGCGGGGCGGCTTCAGTCGCCCTCAACCCCCCTGATTTTCCCCCCGGCGGCGGGCCTTTGGATCAAAGGCCCGCCGCTTTGTTATTGGCGGCACATCGGCTGACACGCCCGCCTGATGGCGCGGCCCGGCTGCCTGGAGGGAAAGACCCCCGCCAAAGCGTGCGTCAACGCCAGAGAGGCCCGGCCGGGATCGGCTGACACGCCTTTCGATCCGAAAATCCGTTCAGATTGAAAGGTCAACCCATGCCTTACGAAAGCGAAATCCCGCAGTCCTTCCGCACCACTTACCGCGACAGCGTCGAGTTCCTGCTGCAGCAGGGCGACAGCAAGCTCCTGCCCTGTGTCATGGACATGGACGGCAGCGGCGAGCTGCACAAGATCGTCGACCAGCTGGAAGACGTGAACCCGATGATCAAGACCGGCCGCAATGCCAACACCGAATATGTCGATGTGGGGCATGACGGTCGCTGGGTCGCGCAGCCGAACCCGATCTTCTTCGCCACCCTGGTCGACCAGCAGGACAAGCTCGCTTCGGGCATCGACCTGCAGGGCAACTATGCCAAGGCCGGCCAGCGGGCGATCGCGCGCGGCACCGATGACATCATCCTCGGCGCGTTCTACGGCGGCGCGCAGAGCGGCAGCAAGGGCACGGTCACCAAGACCTTCGACAGCGGCAACGTGGTGCCGGTGAACGAAGGCGCGGGATCGAACACCAACCTGACGATCGCCAAGCTGCGCGCGGCGTGGGAGGTGCTCGCCGGCAACTTCGTCGATCTCGACATGGACGAGTTCTGGATGGGCGTCACCGCCAGCCAGGCCGCGTCGCTGATGGCCGAGCTGGAACACAACAGCGCCGATTACGGGGCGACCGGCATCGAGATGCGCGACGGTAAGCTGCGCAAGCTCTACGGCTTCAACTTCGTCCATATCGAGCTGGGCAACCCGCGCTTCACCAATGCGGCCCTGACGGTCGATGGCAGCGGCTACCGCAAGGTGCCGTTCTGGGCGAAGTCGGGCATGGCCGCGGTGTTCTGGAACCGGCTGTTCACCAGCATCGACCGGATGCCCGGCAAGCATTTCTCGGCGCAGGTCTATGCCTCGCGCGATGTGGCGGCCACCCGCCTCGAGGAAGGCAAGTGCGGCTACATCCTCTGCAACGAAGCGTGATCGGGCGCGGCGGCCGCTGACCCGGTCGCCGCCTCCGCTGTTCCTTCTGACTGAAAGGTTCTGAACATGGCCACTACCTACTCCCGCGAAACCGCCGGCAAGCTGAATGCCGCAGGCCGTTCGGCGATCGAGCCGCACGCCTACCGCGCCAAGCTGCACCGGCTGCGCGCTACCATCGACTATGACGGGCAGGCGTCGGGCGACGACATCGTGCTCGGCACGCTGCCGGCGGGCGCGATCTTCGCCTATGGCGTGATCAACCCGAAGGCTGGTGCCGGCGGCACCGCGACGATCGCCATCGGCAAGGCCGGCGCGACCGGAAAGTATCGCGCTGCCGCTATCGCCAACACCGCTGGCCCCGCGCTGTTCGGCCTCGCTGATGCGGCGGCGGGCGATCCGCTGGCCTCTGACGAAACGGTCATCGCAACGATCGGCGCCGCGTCGCTGCCCAACAGCACCGACTTCATGGTGGTCGATCTCTACTATTCGACCCAGGGCTGAGCGCAACCAGCCTAAGTCGTAGTGCCCCGCGCTGCGGGGTGCGTTCCCGGCGGCTCATCGCAGCGCGCTTTCACCCGCTTAGGCGGGTCGCCGGGACTTCCCTTCCTTCCATGATGGCGAGAGCACAATGGACGAGCTGCAGATCCGCAACCTGGTGCTGACCAAGCTCGGCGAGGAGGAGCAGCTTGACGATCCTGCCGCCGACACCCGCGCCAATCGCAAGATGACCGCCAACTGGCAGGGGGTGCGCGACCAGGTGCTGCGGTTGCACCTGTGGAACTTCGCGATCGACCCGGCCGGAACCGAGCTTGAGGCTGACGGGGCGTTCACGCCGAGCGCGCTGTCCGATTTCCAGTACCGGTTCGCGCTGCCGCCCGATTTCATCCGCCTCGATCTCGAACGCATCCGCCCGCGATCGGTGCGCGCGGCGATGCGGATGGGCGGCGGCTTCATCTACACCAACACTGCCGGCCCGCTGCTGATTTCCTATGTCGCGCAGGTCGAGGCCGCCGGCCTGTGGGACGATCTGTTCGCCGAGGCCTTCGCCTGCCACATGGCCGCGCAGATCGGCCGCGCCGTGGTTGGCCAGGACTTCGATCGCAACGCCATGCTTGCCCAGGCTGCGCGCGCGATCGCCGCGGCCAAGGCGGTGGACGGGCGCGAGAACCCGGCCGACGAACAGGACGAAAACGAGTGGACGGAGGCGCGCTATCAGGGCGGCGCGCACCGGCAATGGTGGGCGTGAATGGGTTACCGTGTCCTGCAGGCCAGCCTCAACGGCGGCCAGATCTCGCGCCGCCTGCATCCGCGCACCGATCTTGCCATCCATGCCATCGCCGCCGCCGAGATGGTCAATGTCATCCCGACCATCGAAGGGGCGGCGATCAAGCGGCCCGGCACCTATTTCCGCGCCGAGGCGCTGGCGACCGCAAGCCGCCTCACCGATTTCGTGTTCAATGCGACCCAGGCCTATGTGATCGAATGGAGCCCGGAGACGCTGCGGTTCGTCACCAACAATGCGCTGGTGATGGACGGGCCCGATCCGCTTGAGGTTGTTGTGCCTTATCTCGCCGAAGACATTGCGCGGGTGTCTTACGAGCAATCGGGCGACGTGCTCTATCTGGCGCACGGGGATTACCCCCATGCTGCCCTGTCGCGCACCGGGGCCGAGGCGTTCAGCTATGCGGCGCTCGATCTGCTGGGCGGCCCCTTTGCCGATCCGAACACCGATCAGGCGGTGACCGTGCAGGTGACCGGCACGCTTTCGCCCGGCGGCAGCGTGACGATCACAGCAAGCGCGGGGATCTTCGAGACCGGCCATGTCGGGTCGCGTTTTCGGGTCGAGGCCAAGGATTTCAGCGCGGTCACTGCCTGGCAGGAAGGCATCGACGGGGTCACCATCGGCGCGCAGCGGCGCAGCGAGGGCCGCGTCTATCAGGCGCTGAGTGCTGGCCGCACGGGGTTTAACCAGCCCGTGCATGACGAGGGCAGCGAGTGGGACGGCGATGCCATCGGGCAGGACATCAACGCCAAGGGGCCATACGGCATCCTGTGGCAATATCTCCACGATCGGTTCGGCATCATCAAGATCACCGGCCGCACCAGCGCAACGCAGGTGACCGGCACGGTCGAGCGATCCGTGCCTCGCAGCCTTGCCACCACGCCCAGCTCGCTCTGGGCGCATGGCCTGTTTTCGGCGGCCGAGGGCTGGCCCGAGCACGTGTTCCTGTGGCGCGGCCGCTTGTGGTGGATCTCGGGCTTCATCCTGGCCGGATCAGTGGCGGGCGATTATCGCGACTTCAACGAGTATGGCCCGGACGGATCGCGCGACGGCGATCAGGCGATCCGGCTGCGCATGGACATCACCGACCGGGTGCTGTGGGTGCGCGCCGATCGCACGCAGGTGATGCTGGGCACCGCGCGCGGGGAATATGCGATCACGGTCATCAACCCGGCCGAGGGCGTGACGGCGAGCAATCTCGCGATCACCCGCCAGCGCAAGCACGGGTCGGCCCCGGTGTGGCCGATCGAGGCCGATGGCGAGATCTTCTTCGTCCAGCGCGGCGGCCGCAAGATCCGCGCCGCCGCCTATTCGTTCAACGATGATCGCTACACCGGCCGGTGGGTCAATCTCTATGCCCGCTTTGCCACCAGCAGCGGCGTGCGCGAGCTGGCCTATCAGGCCGAGCCCGAGGAGCTGGCCTGGGTGCTGCGCAATGACGGCACCATGGCGGCGCATCCGCTTGCGGCTGAGCAGCAGGTCAAGGGCTTCACCCAGGGGCTGGCGATCGAGGGGGCCGAAGTGCTGTCCTGCGTGTCGATCCCCTCGCCCGATGGCGGGCGCGATGATTTGTGGCTGCTGGTCGATCGCGACGGCACACGCTCGCTCGAGCAGCTGGCCGATTGGCCCGATGACGATGCGCCGCTGGCGATCGAGGACAGCTTCTATCTCGACAGCGGGGCGACCTTCGCGCTCGACGATGAAAGCACCATCATGGTGCCGCATCTGGGCGGTGAAGAGGTGACGCTGCTGGTCAATGGGCAACAGCGATCGGCGGTCGTCGACGGGGACGGTGAAATCGACCTGGGCGATCCGGTCACCGGCACGGTTCATGTCGGCAGGCTCTACACGGCGCGGATCCGGCTGCTCGATCCTGACGTGCCGCGTGCGAGCCGCAATGGATCGAGCATGGGGATGCTGCGCAAGACGCAACGCATGGCGCTTTATGTCATCGACAGCGTGGCGGTGCAGGTCGGCCGGACGGTCACGGCGCTCGAACGGCTGCTCAAGTTCCGGCGAGCCGATCCCATGCCGGCGGCGCAGCCGCTCGAGACAGGGTGGAGCGATCCCAACACGATTGGCGGCGACAAGGCCCGCAATAATGGCGACGTGATCGAGGATCGCAGCCCCTATCCGCTGATCGTGGCGGGGATCGTGCGGGACATCGACAGCGAATGACGCGCATCCGCCCCTTCCGAGCGACCGATCTGGTCGCGATCGAGCTGCAGGCACAACAGCGCGGGGTGCTGGGGATCCACGAGCCCGAGATGAACCTTGCCCACGGCTTTGCGCTCGAGCGCGCCGGGCCTGCCTATTCGGCCGAGGACAGCGCCGGGGTGGTGCTGGCCTGTGCTGGGTTGGCCGAGTGCTTTGTCGGCCGGCAAGCGACCGCCTGGGCGATGTTCGCGGAAGGCTGGTGGGATCGGCTCGACCGGAGGGCGGTGCTGCGCGCACTGCGCGCCGGGGTCGAGCACGCACCTTATGCCCGGATCGAGGCATTGGCGCGGGCGGCCATGCCGGGCGAGTGCCGACTGCTGCAAGCGGTCGGTTTCCGCCGGGTCGCCCCGCTGGCGCAGTGGGGGCCGCGCAGCGAAACAGTGGTCTTGCATGAAAGGCTTGGCCCTGTGGCACAAGCGGCCTTCGCCGATGAACGGAGGAGAGACTGATGCAGGCGGCTTTGCCGATCATCATGGGGGTTAATGCGGTGGTCGGCGCGGCGGGAACGCTCGCGGCCGGCAACCAGAATGCGTCTGTGCTGCGCGCCAGGGGGCGCGAGGCGCAGGCGCAGGGCGTCGCTGAGCGCGGCCAGATCCGCGATGCGGCGCGCGCGGCGATGGGGCGGCAGGTGATGGCGGCGGCGGAAAGCGGCTTCACGCCCGGCTTCGGCAGCGCGCTCGCCGATCTGGAAGAAAGCCTGATCAACCGCGAGCTCGACCTGTTGACGAGCCGCCGCAACGCCGATGCGACCGCCGCCGGTTACAATTACCAGGCCAAGCTGGCCAAGCGCGAGGCGGCCTTCGGCGCGGTGGCGACGCTGACGCAGGGTGCGACACAGGTGTTCGGCGCGATCAATGCCGGCAAGCGGGCAGAGAAGTAAGCGATGGCCGATCCCTACACCCGCCAGCTCGCCCTGCGCGATGCGACCGCGACCCTGCCCTTCGCCCGGCCCGAGGCCTATGGCGCGGGGCTGGTCGATGCCGTGGCGCAGGGTGCGAGTGCGGTCAGCCGCGAAATGGCCGTGCGCACCGCCGAGGAAAAGCAGCTCGAGCGCGACAAGCAGGCCACGGCCGCCGCGCTGATGTTCGCCAAGATCCAGGAGGACGCGGTCACCTTTGCCACCGAACAGCAGGGGCAGACCGATCCGGGCGGGGCCGGTTACACGCGCCAGGTCGAGGCGTTCCTGCAGGACAGGGAGGCGCAGTTCCTCGGCTCGATCGGCGATGAGAAGGTGCGCGAGGTGATGGCGGCCCGCTTTGCCGAGTGGCGATCGAAGTCGATCATCGCCGCGCAGGGCTGGGAAAAGGGCCAGTCGGTCGCGCTTGCCGTGAGCAATTACGGCGAGGTCACCAAGATCCGCGCCAATCAGGCGGGCCGGGTCGATGCGGCGGGGTTTGTCCAGCTGCTTGAGGAGCAGGGGCAGGATCTGGCGCTGCTGGAAGGGATCGCCCCCGATGTCCGGGTAAAGCTCGACCGTGCCGGCACTGAGGAAATCGCGGTCGGATGGCTGATCGGCCGCACCCCGCAGGAGCAGAAGGAGCTGCTCGCCAGCGGGCGGTTCGATATGCTCGATCCCAATGTCGTCCGGCAGCTCAACGCCAATGCCGATATCGAGATTGCGCGGGAGGCCAAGGAGGCGGAGGCGCGGCAGAAGATCATCCAGGCCGAGGTCGCCGATACCATCGACCAGGTGCTCGCCGATGTCGGCGACGGCCTGCCGGTCACAGACAAGCAGCTCGCCGAGGTGCAGGCGGCGGCCGAGCAGCTGGGCATGAAAGACAGGGTCACCGACATTTTCGACGCGCGGATCCGCAACAATGCCAATCGCGAGTTCCAGAATGTCGGCGTGGTGGCGATCGACACCGAGGTAAAGCGGCTCAACACCCGGATCGCGCAGGCCGGGGACAAGGCGACGCGCGCCGATATCGTCCGCCGCGATCATCTGGCCGACCTGCGCGACAAGCGCCGCCAGATGATTGATGGCGACCCGGCCGAGTTCGCCTCGCGCCTCGGCGTCGAATGGAAGCCCTTGCAGGTCGACAGCCTCGAGAGCCTCAACGCCTCGGTGGCCGAGCGCAAGAAGGCGGCGCGCGCGACGTCGGCCGCGGCCGGGATCCCGGTCAAGTTCCTGACCGAAGCCGAGGCCGACCAGTTTGCGGCCAATCTCGGCACGACGCAGGGGCGCACGGCTTTGCTCGATCTTGCATCGGCGTTCGGCGCGGATGGCGGCAAGGTGATTGACCAGGTCGCGCCCGATCAGCCGCTTCTCAAGCACCTCACCGGCCTCTCCCCCAAGCAGCGCGGGATTGCGCTGGAAGGGGCAGGCCTGATTTCCGGCAAGGGCTACAAGCCGCCCGAGGGGCTGGACGATGCGATCCGCGCGCGGATCGGCACGGCGATGAACGGCTTTAACGAGGCCGCGCGCACGGGCGTGATCGAGACGACGCGCGGGTTCTATGCCTATTACAAGGCGCGCGCGGGCGATGACGGCGCCGAGGTCGACCAGCGGTTGCTGACGCTGGCGGTCGACCGTGCGCTGGGCAGCGTCGATACCAAACCGGGCGAGGAAGGCGGGCGCGACGGGCTGGCGACGTGGCGCGGCACGATGCGGTTCGTGTTGCCGACCCGGATGACCGAGGCCGAGTTCCGGCGCAGGATTTCCGGCGAGAAGCTCGACGGGTTTTTCTGGAGCGACGGCCGGACGCCGGTTACCGCCAAGCAGCTGCGCGAGCGGTTCGTCCCCGAGAAGATCAGCGGCACGCGCTATCGCTGGCGGCAGATCGGCGGCGCGGGCGGTTATGCGCTGAACCGGGCAGGCGAGCCTGCCGTGCTCGATATCGGCAAGCTCAAGGATCCGGGCGTGCCTGCGCGCGATTACTACGAGCGGCTGCGCGGCACGGAAGCCCTGTCGCAGATGGGGATGTAGGCGATGGGCGATCCCCTCGACATCTATGAGGAAACCTTCACCCCCGCGCCCGGCCAGGTGCGCGGGGCGGAGGCGCCGCCGCCCGATAGCGGCACGCTGATCCCGGCCAGCTTCCGGGTGTTTCAGGACGAGCAGCGGCAAGTGCAGGTCGCGCGGGTGGCGACCGAATATGATAAGCTGGCGCAGGCGCTGATCGAGCGGGGCGTGCCGCGCCAGAGCCTGATGCGGATGGGCGACCGATCGGCCGACATGATGATGAGCGGGGCCGATCTGTTTTTCGCGCCGCGCGATGTCGCTTCGCTGGATCGCGAAGCGGTGTGGCGGGAAGTGCAGCGCCAGCGCCAGCGCGACCCCAAGGCCTTTGCCGATCTGCCGCGCGATCGCGCCGAGTTCGAGCGCAATGTGTTGCGCCGCGACGGCGCGCGCGATGCCGATCAGGCGATCATCAACCGGGCCGAGGGCGTTTCCGGCTTCCTCTCCGTGCTGCTGGGCGGCGCAGGTGCCGAAATGCTCGACCCGCTCAACATCGTGCTGATGCCGATCGGCGGGCAGGGCAAGACGGTCGCTTCGCGGGTGATCAGCATGGGCCTGCTCGGCGCGGGGATCGAGAGCGTGCAGACGCCGCGGCGGTTTGCGTCGGTGCGAGAGCTGGGCGAGGAGATGACCTGGAAGGATGCGGCCCGCAACATCACCTTCGCGATGTTCGGCTCGGCGGCGTTTCAGGGCGTGTTCGAGGTGGCAGGGGCGGCGACGCGGCGGGTGTTCCGGCCCAAGCCGGGGCTTGAGGACAGGCTGGCGCAGGCGCTGGCCAATGCCGACCCGAACGATGATCCGATGCGCGTCATCAGCCAGGTGCTGGCCGATGACGATCCCGAGCTTGCCGCGGCGCTGATCAAGGCCGGGCGCGGAACGATCGAAGATGATCCGGTGTTTGCCAATGTCGCTGGGCCGAAAGCCAAGGCCGAGCAACGGAAAATTCGGGTTGATCGCTACAAGAGCTTGCCTGAAACCGATGGCATTGCGAGCCTTGAGCACGCAGAAAGGCTCGAGCAGTCGTTTTTTCTCAACAAAGATGGTGAATTGGTTTCGGTGTCCCGTGACGATAAGGGCAACATCCTTTTCGATAGCGGCGGCCAAATTGCAAAGTTTACACCGCAGCAGTTCGTCGAGGTCGCGGATCTGTCGGGGATGCGGCCCATTGATCCGCCACGCCCCGCCGGCGGCGAGCTGACGCCCGAGGAGCTGGGCGCGGTGTTCGAGCTGCGCCGCCAGGCCGAGATCGACGAGGCCAACCCCTATGCCCCGATCGGCGAGGGGCGGGTGCAGTTCGAGGATGATCTCACCCGCTCGCTCGACGATATTCTCGCCCGCGCGCAGCAGCGCACGCCGCCGCCGTCCGAGGCCGGAGCAATGCCGCTGCCCGATGCACCGCCGCCCGCGCCGCGTGTCCGACCGGAGGCGGAGCCGGTGAGCGTGCGCGGCCGCGTCACCGACTTCGATATGGAGCGCTACATCAGCCGGACGGCCAGCGCCGAGAGTTCCGGCAATCCCCGCGCGAGGGCGAGCACGTCCAGCGCCTACGGCCTGCACCAGTTTGTCGAAGGCACGTGGCTCGAATTCTATCGCAAGACCTTCGGCAACACGGGCGAAAGCCCGGAGGCAATTCTCGCCAAGCGCGCCGATCCGAAGGTGGACAGCGCGGTGATGGAAACCTTCACCAAGGCGAACCTTGCCGAGCTGCAACGCGCGGGCTTCGCGCCAACCGAGGGCAATGCCTATCTGGCGCACTTTCTCGGCATCGGCGATGCGCTGAAGGTGCTGCGAGCCGGGCCCGATGCCGATGTGCGGGGGCTGGTCAACCCCGCCTCGATCGCAGCCAACCGGGAAGTGTTCAAGAAGATCACCTCGACCAGCGAGCTGATCGCCTGGGCGCATCGCAAGATGGGCGGCGGCGGGGCGGCTGTGCCGCGTGGCGGCGGGGCGGTGCGGGCCGAGGGCGAGGTCAGCCAGGGCGCGGTGCTGCGCGAGGAAGCGGCCCGCTTGCAGCGCGAGGCGGCCGAGGTGCCCGGCCTTGGCCCGGTGCAGTTCGACCGTTTCGATCCTGATGCGATCACGGTCGATGCGGGGCTGATGCAGTTCAAGGCCGGGGGCGATGAGTTTGGCGTGACCGAGCGGCTTGCCGGGGTCACCCAATGGAACCCGTTTTTCGCCGGGCGGGTGATGCTGTTCGAGACGCTGGACGGCAAGTTCATCGTCGCCGATGGTCACCAGCGCGTCGGCCTTGCCAAGCGGATCAAGGCGCAGGGCGATGGCCAGCGGCCCGAGCTGGATGCCTTCGTGCTGCGCGAGAGCGACGGGTGGGATGCCGAAACCGTCCGCACCTGGGCGGCGCTCAAGAACATCGCCGAGGGCACCGGCACCGCGGTCGATGCCTCGAAGGTGCTGCGCGGGGTGCCGCGCGAGGTGTGGCAGCAGTTTCTGCCCCCGCGATCGGCGCTGGTGCGCGATGCCGAGGGGCTGGTGCGTCTGGGCGATGATGCCTTCGGCATGGTGGTCAACGAGGTGGTCGATCCCAGCCACGCGGCGATTGCCGGGCGGCTGACCGATGATCCCGGCCAGCAGAAGGCGCTGCTCGATCTGCTGTTCAAGACCAGCCCCCGCACGATCGGCGAGGCCGACGGCGTGCTGCGACAGGCGATGGCGGCCGGTTTCGTGCGCGAGACGCAGGAGGATATGTTCGGCACGCTCGATGTCAGCAGCTCGCTGTTCCTCGAGCGCGCGCGGGTGCTCGACCGCGGGCTTGCGGAGCTGAAGAAAATGCGGCAGGCTTTCGGGAGTGCGGCGCGCAATGCCGACACGCTCGAGGCGGCCGGAAACCGCATCAACCGCGAGGCCAGCGCCAGGGAGGTCGAGGACAATGCGAGAGCCGTCGAAATCGTCAGGCGCAGCGCGTGGAGCGCTGGCCCCGTCAAGGATGCCCTCGATGCCGGCGCAGCCCGGCTTGCCGCAGGCGATCGTCCCGCCGATGTCATCCGCGACTTCGTCGCCGCTGTCAGAGGCCTCAACCTCGACGATCTCGCCCGCCTTGCAGGATCCGCTGAAGGTGCGGGCGGGCGTGGCGGCGCTGATGGAGCTGGACGCGCAGGCCAAGCTGGGGACGCGGATGCGGGGCTACGTCCAGTCGATGGGGATCCGGCAGACCCGCAGCTGACGCCGGAAGGCGATCCGGTCGATCCGGTCGATGGTGCCTGGCCGAGCCGCGCCGAAATGGAAGCGGCCGGGCAACAGGGCTTTGACCTTGAGCCTGACGCGCCCGTCCAGCGCTTCGACGAACCCGGCGGCGACGGGCAGAAGGTGCAGATCGAAAGCATCGAGCATGATCTGCGCCTTGCGGTCGATGATGAAGCCGCCGGCACCCTGTTCGATATCGATGGCGAGCAGCGGCTGCTCGGCGACATTCTCGCCGAGGCCGATGCCGACCGCGCGGCGATCGCGGCGGCGCGATCCTGCCTGCTGTGACCGGGCCTGCGTTGAAAATCTGCAACCTCATTTGCGGTGGAGGAAATTAAACCATGTCGCTCGGTGCCTGCATTCCCGATCTGCTTGCCCAGGGCCGCATCAGCCAAGCGCAGGCTGACGAGATGCAGCGCCTGTTCGGCACCTACAAGCGCCACTATGCGCGTGAGGCTCCGGCGGCGGCTGACGATCTGGCGAGCCATGCAGCGCTCGCCGCGCTCGAGCGGCAGAAGTCCGAGACGCTGCGCCGCCAGCTGCTGCAGGTGAAGGCGCAGCGCCAAGCGTGGCTGGCGATGCAGACCTATGGCACCGGGGCGGGCGGGCTGAAAGTGCTCGATCCCGACCGGCCGGGCAATCTGGCCGAAGCCGCGCAAGGCTTGCTCGCCCGGCGCGAGCTGGCCCCCTATCGCAATGTCGAGCACCTGCAGCGCGCGATCCGCGGACGGGCCCATGCAACTGCGCGGAGGATCCTGCAGACGCACAGCCGTGACATCCTCGGCCGTGTGCGCGACCGGGCGGGCACCGAGGATCTGCTGCGCGAGGCGCGCGGCCAGAGCACGGGCAATGCTGCCGCCAAGGAGCTTGCCGATGCGTGGAAGCAGACGGCCGATTACCTGCGCCGCCGCGCCAATGCCGCCGGAGCCTCGATCGGAAAGGTCGAGGATTGGGGCGTGCCCCAGGCGTGGAACAGCCAGACAGTCGGGGATGCCAGTTTCGAGACATGGTTCGGCGAGGTCGGGCCGCTGATCGACCGGGCGCGGATGGTCGACCGCGACAGCGGCGCGCCGCTCGATGATGAGGCTTTCCGCGATCTGATGGCCGATATCTTCGAGACGATCCGCACCGATGGCTGGGCGAGCCGTCAGCCCGGCGCGCGCGGCAAGGGGTCGCTTGCCAAGCGGATCGGGCAGGAGCGCATCCTGCACTTCAAGGATGCGGATGGCTGGCTGGCCGTCGCCGGCAAGTATGGCACCACGGACGGCGTGTTCGATGCGATGATGAAGCACATCGATCTGATGGCGCGCGACATTGCGCTGATGGAGATCCTCGGCCCGGATCCTGCCGGCACGATCAAGTTCATCGGCGATGCGATCGAGAAGGCCGCCGCGCTTGACGGGCGGGCCGCGCACAAGGAGGCGGCCTATCAGGGCCGCCGCCAGCTCGAGCGGCTGTTCGAGACGGCGAGCGGCGCGAATGGCCGACCCGAGAATGCTGCGCTGGCCAAGTTCGCCGGCGGTGTGCGCGCCTATCAGGTTGCGACCAAGCTCGGCAGCGCGACGCTTTCGACTACCAGCGACCAGGCGACACAGGCGCTGGCGCGCCGATTTAACGGGTTGCCGATCCTCAAGGGCATCGACACGCAGCTGCGGCTGCTGAACCCTGCCAATGCCGAGGATCGCGCGCTCGCCATGCGGATGATGCTGGTCGCCGAGGAAGCGAGCCAGATGGCATCCGGCCAGGCGCGCATGACGGGCGAGGAGCTGACCGGCGAGGTATCGCGCCGCCTGGCCGAAACGACGCTGCGGATCTCCGGCCTCAATGCCGTGACGCAATCGGGCCGCTGGGCGTTCGGCATGGATTTCTGGGCGGCGGCGACCAGTTGGCGCGGGCGCAGCTTCGACCAGCTCGAGGCTCCGTTCCGCAATATGTTCCTGCGGCACGGTCTGTCCGAGGTGCATTGGGAGGCGATCCGCGCCGCGCCGCTGCACAGCGAACGCGGCACCGATTGGGTGCTGCCCGAGAACATCGCCCAGCAGGGGATCGCCGACGATATCGTGCAGATGGTGCTGCGCGAAATGGATATGGCGGTGCCGGTGGCGGGGCTGGACGTGCGCGCGATGATGGACGGTTTCGCGCCCAAGGGCACGGTGACCGGCGAGATCCTGCGCACCGGGTTCCAGTTCAAGGCTTTCCCTGTCACGATCATGCTGCAGCAGTATCGGCGGATGATGGCCCAATCGAGCGGGTGGGATCGGCTTGGCTATGCCGTCCAGGTCAGCATCGGGACAACGCTGATGGGGGCGGCGGCGCTGCAATTGAAGCAGATCGCCAAGGGCGAGAACCTGCGGCCGATGTTCGACCAGGACGATCCGGCGAGCACCGGCAAGTTCTGGGGTGCGGCGCTGCTGCAGGGCGGCGGGCTCGGCATTTTCGGCGACTTCCTGTCGAGCTCGACCAACAGCTATGGCCAGAGCTTTTCCGATGCGCTCAAAGGCCCGGCGTTCCAGACGGCCGACAATCTCGCCGCGCTGGTGATCGGACAGCCAGCGGCCGCGCTGGCGGGTGAGAACACCAATCCCGGCCGCGCCGCGATCCGGCTGATCAAGAGCGAGACGCCGGTGATCGGGAGCCTGTGGTACACGCGCCTGCTGTACGAGCGGCTGCTGCTCGACACCTTGCAGGAGCAGGTCGATCCCGAGGCGCAGCGGGCATTCCGCGACCGGATGCGCCGCGCGGATGACAGGGGCAGCGGCTTCTATTGGGAGCCGGGGGCCGGTTTGGATGATGCGGCCCTGCCTGGAGTAGAGGGGGCGCTGTCCAACTAGGGAGCCCCCATAAATGTCCGTTCCGACTGATGCGGTGACCGAACAGGTATTTGTCGGAGCGGGCAGCGCCTCGCCGCTCGCGCCGAGCTTCAAGTTTCTCGATGCCGATGATCTGGTGGTGACCGCGATTGTGGCCGGGACGGAAGATCCTGATCCGCTGGTGCGCGGGGTCGATTACAGCGTGGCGGGGGGCAATGGCAGCACCGGCACGGTAACACCGCTGGCCGCAATCCCGGTCGGCACCAGCTGGCGGGTGCGGCGCGAAACCCCGGTCGGCCAGCCCGCGACCCTGCCGAGCGGCAGCTTCCAGCCCGAACAGATCGAGCGCGCGCTCGACCGGCAGGCGCTGATCGCGCAGGAGCAGGATCGCGAGCTGGGGCGGGCGGTGATGGCGCAGCGGGGCGAGGCGGGGCCGGTGCTGGCGCCGCTGGCCTCGCTTGCGGGCAAGCTTCTGGTGATGAACGATGATGGCACCGAGGTTGTCGGTGCCGATGCTGTGCCGACCATCGCGGCGGCGCTTGACGAGGCGGACGAGGCGCTTGACGATAGCAAGGACGCGGCGCTCGCCGCGATTGCCACGGATCGGGATTCTGCCCTGAGCGCTATCGGCAGTGCTGGCGACACGGAACTGGCGGCGATCGACGCCGCTGGCACCGCGAAGGTGGGCGAGGTCAACAGTGCGGGCGCGGCGCAGGTGGCGGCTGTCGGCGCGGAGGGCGCGACACAGATTAGCGCGATCGAGGCTGAGGCCTTGCTGGCGCTTGAGGTCGAAACCGAGACTTTGTCGCGAGGCTATGGGGCGGTTGACGGGCCGGATACGGTCAGCACGCTTCACTGGTGCATCGTGCCTTTCAGCTTCGAGACCGGCGACATTATCGACGCGCTCGATATGTTCATCAAAACCGCAGGGGCGGGCAATTTTGAGACGGCTTTCGTCCAGATTTCCAGCACCGGCGTTGTCACTGCGCTGACAGCGGGGCCGACGGTCGCGCTCAATGCCACCGGCCTTCAGACGATCAATCTTGGCGGCTATGTCTGCCCTGCGCGCACGTTCGTTGCCGTTCGCCGCGCTGGTTCGACCACTTCGGCCTATGCGCAGACCACGGCGGGCGGCAATGACATGGTGCAGCGCTTCCTTGGCACCCTGACGGTCGGCAGCGACTTCGGATCGACCACGATCCGCCCGCATTGGCAGATGCGCGGGCGTCGTCCGTTCACGCGCAGCAACCTTTCGGCCCGTCAGCGCGCCAGCGAAATCGCGCTGGGCGGCGTTGCCGGCGAAACCCGCACATGGCGGCAGGGTGTGCCCTTGTGGCGGCGCGAGGGTGCGACCACCGTTTCTGCCGGCACCTTCCTGCTGGGCCAGCGCGTGCAGGTGTCCGGCGAACTGGACTTCCGCGCGTCGGTTGTGACGGCGGGGCTGGCCGAAATTATGATCTATGATCCGCCTGCCGGTGGCCTGGTGGCGGGTGATTACACGCTGGTGCGGCGCGTCACGGTCACGCTGCCATCGACTGGATCGGACGTGCTGTGCGAGAGCGGTGTGACCCATGCGCGCACCTTTGTCCGGGCGGGTCAGGTTGTCGCCTTCAAGGATGTGGTCGGCCAGATCGGCAAGTTTTCGCAGGGCGGGCTTTACGCGCTGTCCTCAAGGGAAAACATCGAGGGGCAGGCTGTCGCCATCCAGAGCGCGACGCAATGGCCGGGGGTGGAATTGTCGATCCGCGCGCCGCTTGCCGTGCTGAACCAGCAGGAAATGGTGATCCGCCGCCGCCTGCGCGGCACGCGCAGCGCCGCGCGCACCAACTTCGCCGCGCTCACCGGCCTTACGGGCGGGGCATGGACGGCGAGCAGCCTTGGCCTCACCTGCCCGGCAGCCAGCGGCAGCACGACCTATTTCTCGCAGCTGTTCCTTGCGCAGCGCCGCACGCAGACCTGCCGTGTTCGCCTGGTCAACCCGCGCCGCTTCGGCTTTGTGTGGGCGGAAGGTGCTGGCGGCGATGCCGACCAGAACGGCGGGATGATCGAGATTGACACCAGCGCGGGGTTCGCATCGGCAACGCTCAAGGTCTATGGCCGCAACGGATCGACTGACAGCAGCGCCTTGCTGATCTCCCGCACCCTGCCGACGCTGACGGCGGGGCGCGATTACATCATTCGCATCGTCAAAAACCGCTTCGACTATCTCGTCGAAATGTCGGACGCGGTCACCGGCGCGGCGGTTGCCTCGGTGTCGTTCAACTTCTGGGCGACGGCGACCACGGCCAGCTTCCATATGCTGGGGCCGACCGGGTTCATCACGCTTAACGCTGGCAGTGCGGGCGATGTCATCATCCGCAATTGCGAGATCGTGAACCACGCCAACCGCAACTTCCACACCTATGTCCCGGCGGACAGCCTCGGCTATGGCGGGAACGGCGCGACGGCCTTGGGCCAGTCGACTGATTGGGACTGGGTCGATTGGGCGCGCGGCAAGGGCGACTGGCTGGTCGCAGGGTTTCCCGGAAAGACCACCGCAACGGCCATCGCGCAGCTTCCGGCCGACTTCACCGGCACGCAATGCGAGCGCCTGTTGCTGGCCCACATGACGAACTCTGCCTCGCTCGCAAGCTTCCAGGCCGACGTTGCGACGATCGCCGCGACCTGTGCGGCGCAGGGGGCGGAGCTGATCCTTTGCACCGGGCCTGCCGGTAGCCCTGCGACGGTGGCGGTCGCCAACAGCATCAATGCATGGATCAGGGACAGCGGCTATCGCTTTGTCGATCGCGCGGCGGTGCTATTTACCGATCCCGCCGACGCGGCGACCTACATTCCCGGCCTGTTTGCCGACACCGGCACGCACATGAACCAGGCCGGATATTGGGCGCTGGCCCGCGCCTATCCCTTCATCGCGCCCTTCCTGTTCGATGGGTCGGGCTACACCGCCAGCGAACTGCTGGAGCGCATGGACGCGCAATTCAGGCTGGCGGCATGAGCGAGCTGGCGGCGCTTATCACGGCGGGCACCGGGGCGGTCACGGTGCTGGGCGGCGGCATCGCCTGGCTGTGGCGGCGGGTCGAGAAGGGCTTTGCCGACGTCAAGATCGAGCTGGCGAAATGTCAGGCGCGCGAACGCAAGGCGACCGACCGCGAGGCCAAGCATCTGATCGTGATCGAGCTGCTTTGGCAGGAGGTCGAGCGGCGTTCCCGTGGCGCACCCAATGCCGTGCTGGGGCGCGGTCGCAAGATCCTCGACGATTTGAAGGAACAAGCCGATGACTGATCCCCGCAAGCCGATCTTCGACGCTGTGCGCGCAGTTGCGCCCGCAGGCCTGTTCAACGATCCGGGCAATATCCTCGCGCTCGATAACCTGCTCGATGCGTGGAGCGTGCCGCGCGCCGAGCAGGCTGCGAAGCCTGCGCGCTCGCCGTCGCCCCTTGCCAGCGAGCCGCGCTGGCTGATCGAGGCGCGGGCATGGAACGGCACCAAGGAAATCCCCGGCCCGCGGCACAATTCCGCGATCGTGAAGATGCGGATGGCGCTGGGCGGGTTCGGCTTCAAGGATGACGATATCCCCTGGTGCGGTGACTTTGTGGCGCATTGCATCAAATCGGCCGGGCTGGCGTTCCCGAAGCTTTATCCGCGCGCGTTGGCCTGGGCGGAATGGGGCAAGGCGTGCCATCCTACGGTCGGCGCGGTTGTGGTGTTCAAGCGCAACGGCGGCGGCCATGTCGGCTTCCTCGTCGGCGAGGATTTGGGCCATTTTCATGTTCTCGGCGGCAACCAGTCCAACGCGGTCAACATCATGCGGATGGAGAAGAAGCGGGCGGTGGCGATCCGCTGGCCAAGCGAGCTGGGCGTGCCGACGCCGGGCCTGCCCAAGATGGTGGGGGGCGTGGTTTCCACGAATGAGGCGTGAGCACCCGGCGGCTGACCATCATGATCCTCGGCACGTTGGGGGCAGGCGTGATCGGCTTGATCGCCTATCTGGCGCGGCTTGAAGCCATGACGCTGAAAGAGGCCGCAGGCTGGGCGCTGGCGGGATTTCTGTCGCTGCGCGAGCTGATGAGCAAGATCGAGAATGTGGCGCTCGGCCTGCGCAACAGCGGCACTGAGGACATGGATTTGCCGCTGCAACCGGAGGGCGACTGATGGCCCGCATCCGCCTGCCGAAGCGGCCTGACCCTGTCCGCATCCAGCAAGCCCGTGTCGCGGCTGCGCGGGTTGGCACGGCCAGCGCGCAGAAGGCCGTCAGCGAGGAGATCGAGGTCGTCGCCGGCGACATCCCGGCCGACTACGCCGAGACGGTGGCGGCGATCAATGCGCGGCTTGAGGACATCGAGGCGCAACTGCCCTGACACGGAGGACATCATGGGATCGATCATGGCCTGGTTCGCAGCGAGAGGCCTGTCAGAGCGCGCTGCGCGTTTCGCGGCATGGGTGGCGGCGGCGATGGCCGCTTTGGCAATCCTGAGCCTTCTGGCGGGGCTGTGGCAGGTATTCGACTGGTGGGATGACAGGGCTGCGATCGAGGCGGCCGTCAACAAGGGGAACGTCAAGGCGCTGGGCAAGGCCCGCGCTGCCGACGACCGGGCGGCCGAACAGGCGGCGGCCGATGACCGGGTGCTTGACCGCCAGCTCGAGGAGACGATCGATGCCATCGAAGATGCTAAGGGCAAGCCTGCCGGCAGCGCTCGCGTTGCTCACAATTGCCAGCGGCTGCGCCGGGCCGGTTACCGAGAAGCCGATCTTCCCGCCCCGTGCCGAGATCCAGCGCCTGCAGGAGCCCAAGCCGGTGCCCGGCCCTGAGATCGTCACGGACGAGGAGGCGAGCGAGATCTACAACGCCGAGGTCGAGGCATGGGGCGATCGCGTGTGGGCCAGCGGCCGCCGCCTGTGCGAGTGGTTCAACGCCAACGGGGCCGACTACGAATGCGCCGACCCGCCCCCTATCTCACCTGACTAGAGCGCATTCCGAAAACCCCAGCGGAATATGGTGTTTTCGGAATGCTTGCAGGGGTCTAAGTCATTGAGAGATATGGCCCTGTGCAACGCTCATAACCTGAAGGTCGTTGGTTCAAATCCAACTCCCGCAACCACCGTCAAAACCCATCACAATTCAACGCAAACCACGCCCGCAGCCTCGCTGCCGGGCGCGATTGGCGTTTGGGTTGCTAGCAGGAGGATCACGATGACCGATGCCCCCTTCCTTACCGAGCGTTTCGACGACGCGCTCGCCTATGCCAGCCGCCTTCACCGCGCGCAGACGCGCAAGGGATCAGGCATCCCCTATGTCTCGCACCTCCTTGCCGTCGCCGCGATCGCGCTCGAGAACGGGGCGGACGAGGATCAGGCGATCGCGGCGCTGCTGCATGATGCGGTCGAGGATCAGGCGATCGCGGCGCTGCTGCATGATGCGGTCGAGGATCAGGGCGGCCTCGCGCAGCTCGAAGCGATCCGCGAACGGTACGGAGAGGGAGTCGCGCAGATCGTCGCCGACTGCACCGACAGCCATGAAGAACCCAAGCCCGCCTGGCATCCGCGCAAGGAGGCCTATATCGCCAGCCTCGCCCACAAGCCGCCGCGCAGCCTCGCGGTGAGTCTCGCCGACAAGACCCACAACGCCGCCGCGATCAACGCCGATCTG